TAATTATAGAAGGCCTAAAGATATATGGCCAAGATGTATTTTACTTACCACGAACATTAGTTAATCAGGATTTAATTTTAGGTGAAGATGTACTTTCTAAGTTTGATGATTCATATTTAGTTGAAATGTATATTGAAACAACCGAAGGCTTCCAAGGTGAACAAGAATTAATTTCTAAATTTGGTTTAGAAATAAGAGATGATACAACGTTTGTGATTGCAAAACGAAGATGGCAAGATCAGGTTGATAGTAACGCAACATTAATTAAAGAAGGAAGACCAAATGAAGGTGATTTAATTTATGTACCTTTATTTAACTCTTTCTTTGAAATACAATTTGTAGAAGATCAGGAACCATTCTTTCAAATTGGTAATTTACCTGTATATAAATTACGAGCTACTAAATTTGAATACAGTTCCGAAAGAATTGATGGTACTATACCTCAAATTGGTGAAGCGGAAGATAACTATTCACTAGATCAATTAAGATACCAAGTTACTTTAGAAGATGGTACAGGTTCAATATTACTTGAGTCTTCAACAGGTGAAACAAACTATATGATAAGTGAAGACTTTAATATTGCAACGCAATCAAAAGATTACGCCGATAACTCAACTTATGAATCAGATGCTGGTTTTGGCACAACAAGTACAGCAGATGATATATTAGACTTTACAGAAAGAAATCCTTTTGGTGAAGTAGATGAAGGATTTTAAATATGTTTGGAAAACACTTTTACCATGAGTCATTAAGAAAAGTAGTTGTTGCATTTGGCACGATCTTTAATAATATTGTTATTCACAGAACAGATAGTAATGGTAATGTTGTACAATCTATTAGAGTACCTTTAGCGTACTCACCAAAAGAAAAGTTTTTAGTAAGATTAGAACAACAAACGGATTTATCTAATAAAGAATTTTCAATATCTTTACCTCGTATGGGTTTTGAAATATCAGGTATTTCATATGACGCTGGCCGAAAACTGCAAAAAGTAGGTAAGTTTAGAGCACCAAGAAGTGATAGAGGTGACGTGATGGACTATCAATATAATCCTGTACCTTACAATATATCTTTTAATCTATATTCATTTACAGCAAATGCTGAAGGTGGTCTACAAATAGTAGAACAAATACTACCATATTTTCAACCAGATTATACAGTTACAATTAATACAATACCAAGTATGGGTATTAAAAGAGATGTGCCAATTATTTTAAATAGTGTTAATTATGAAGACACTTATGATGGTTCATTTACTACAAGACGTGCTGTTAATTACACTTTAAGTTTTACAGCAAAAACATACTTGTATGGTCCTATATACTCACAAAGAGTTATTAAAGAAACTAAAACCGATATATATTCAGATACAGAATCAACTGAAAAAAGAGAAGAACGTATCGTTGTAGTTCCAAATCCAACAAACGCAAAGGCAGATGATGATTTTGGATTTACAACAACAATAACAAGTTTTACGGATTCAAAAAACTATGATCCGTCAAGCGATACTGACAAGTAATTATGAGTATAGATGATAAAATAAATGAAGCACTTGGTATCTCTACCGAAAGTAAACCTGCTACAAAATCAGTGGTTAAAAAAGAGTTTACTCCTCCTGTTCCTAGAATGGAAGATAAAGACAAGGAGGATATAGATAACGATTACAAATACAGTAGAGAAAACTATTACAATCTTATAGAAAGGGGCCAAGATGCAATACAAGGCATACTTGATATTGCAAATGAAAGTCAACATCCTCGTGCTTATGAAGTTGCAGGTAATCTTATTAAACAAGTTGCTGATACCGTAGATAAATTACAAGACTTACAAGGTAAACTTAAAACACTTAAAGATGTTCCTAACAAAACAAATAATACAAATATTAAACAAGCTTTGTTTGTAGGTTCATCAGCAGAATTACATAAAATGTTAAAGAACAAAAACACACAAGTTCAAAGTGAAGAAGATAAAGATTTTAAAAAGGTAAATGATGAGTGAAGCGTACTTAGGTAATCCTAATCTTTACAAAGCAAATCTCAAACAAGAATACACCGAAGAACAAATAAGAGAGATTGCTAAATGTATGGAAGACCCTATACATTTTGTAAAGACATATACTAAAATTGTAAACATTGATGAAGGATTAGTTCCTTTTAATATGTATGGTTTTCAGGAAAAAATGGTTAAGACATTCCATGATAATCGTTTTTCTATTTGTAAACTACCTAGACAATCAGGTAAATCAACAACTATTATTGCGTATCTATTACATCAAGTTATATTTAACGATAATATTAATGTGGCCATATTGGCAAACAAAAGTTCTACTGCTAGAGATTTATTAGGCCGTCTTCAACTTGCATATGAAAATTTACCTAAATGGTTACAACAAGGTGTCTTAAACTGGAACAAAGGTTCACTTGAATTAGAAAATGGTTCAAAGATACTTGCAGCTGCAACATCAAGTTCTGCTATTCGAGGTGGTTCGTTTAACATCATATTCCTTGATGAGTTTGCTTTCATTCCCAATAATATATCTGAACAGTTTTTTAGTTCAGTTTATCCTACAATTTCTTCTGGTAAAAAATCTAAAGTTATGATTGTATCTACACCACATGGAATGAATATGTTTTATAAACTATGGAATGACGCAATACATGGAAGAAATGATTATAAACCTATTGAAGTACATTGGTCAGAGGTGCCAGGTAGAGATGATAAGTGGAAAGAAGAAACAATAAGAAACACTAGTGAGGCACAATTTGCTACCGAGTTTGAGTGTGAATTTGTAGGATCAGTTGATACCTTAATTAATCCATCTAAGTTAAGAATGCTATCACACAGTACACCATTAGTTTCAAACGCAGGTTTAGATATGTATGAACGAGCAGAAAAAGGTAAAGACTATGTTATGACCGTTGACGTAGCTCGTGGTACGATAAGAGATTATTCAGCCTTTACTGTATTTGATGTTTCAAAAATGCCTTACAGAATGGTTGCAAAGTTTAGAGATAATGAAATTAAACCTATATTATTTCCACACACAATAGAAAAGGTAGCAAGAGAATACAATAATGCTCACGTTTGTGTTGAGGTAAATGATTTAGGACATCAAATTGCAGACGCTCTACAGTTTGAATTAGAATATACAAATCTTTTAATGTGTATGATGAAAGGCCGTGCAGGTCAAATACTTGGTGGTGGTTTTTCTAAAAGAGGAACACAGTTAGGTGTTCGTATGACCAAACAAGTAAAACGTATAGGTTGTTCAAACTTAAAATCTTTACTTGAAGGTGACAAGATGATTATACCAGATTTTCATACTATACAAGAATTGTCAACTTTTGTAAGACGAGGTAGTGGGTGGCAGGCTGAAGAAGGTTCTAATGATGATTTAGTTATGTGTTGTGTCATATTTGCATGGATAACAAATCAAAGATACTTCAAAGAAATGACGGACCAAGATGTACGTGCTAGAATGTATGAAGAACAACAAAACGCAATTGAACAAGATATGGCACCTTTTGGGTTTATGAATGACGGTTTAGATGATGATAGTTTTCAGGATGACTCAGGAGAACGATGGACACCAGTAACCGTGCGAAAAGGCGAAATATTATAAATATAAACGAGATTAATGATACCTATTAGCTAATAAGAGGAGAACAACATATATGGCATTTCAAGTTTCACCAGGTGTTGTCGTACAAGAAAAAGACTTAACAAACGTAATACCAGCAGTAGCTACAACGATCGGTGCTATTGCAGGACAATTCTCACAAGGACCAATGGATGAAGTAGTATCTATTGCTTCTGAAAAAGAATTAGTTGAAACATTTGGTAAGCCTGACTCTAACACTTTTGAATACTTTTTTAGTGCTGCAAGTTTTTTACAGTACTCATCAAGTTTAAGAGTTGTACGAGCAACAAATACAGGTGCATTTAACGCTACTGCTAGTGGCGGTGGTGCAACACTAATTAAAAATAATTCAGATTATGATGACGGTTTTACGCCAGACGGTTTATGGGCGGCTAGAACTGCAGGTGCGTGGGGAAATAATATTAAAGTTTCAATATGTCCTAACACAGCATCAGCTTACGAAAATACTTCAGCAACTACAGTAGATGACACTTCAACAGCAGTTGGAGATACAACAATTACAGTAGATGATGGTTCAGCATTAAACGTAGGTGATATTATAAACTTTGGAGAAGCGGGTGGATACGAATACAGAATTACTGCAATTGCAGGAAATGATGTAACATTCGTAAGACATCCTTCAGGTACAGGTGGTTTACATACTGCTGTAGTTGATGCTTCAACAATAAGAAGAAGATGGAGATACTATGATCTAGTATCAGGTGCTCCAGGAACATCAGCATACACTTCAGCAAGAGGTGGATCAAATGATGAAATACACGTAGTAGTGATTGATGAAGATGGTGGTATTACAGGTACTGCTGGGGAAGTATTAGAAGTATATGACTCAGTATCAGTAGCAGGTGATGCTAAAACACCACAAGGTGATTCAAACTATTACAAAGATGTAATCTATAACAGATCACAATACATTTATTGGACTGCTCACGAGTCAACAGGTGCAGCTGGTAATTGGGGTGATCCTGCTTTAGGAGTAACATTTACTGCTGTTTCAGCTCTTAATGACGCAAGTCTAAGTGGTGGTGCTGACGGATCAGCAGCTTCAGTTGCAGAATTAAAAACTGCATATGAAAGATACCAAGACGCTGATACTGTAGATGTAAACTTAATTATTGCTGGAAAAGGTGACGCTACTCATATAGATAACCTTATTACAGTTGCTGAAAATAGAAAAGACGCAATTGTTTTTGCTTCACCTGAAAGAGGTGACGTAGTTGGTATTACAAGTTCAACAACACAAACAACAAACGTTAAATCTTTCTTTGATGGTATTAGATCATCTTCATACGTTGTATTTGATAGTGGTTACAAGTATACTTACGACAAATATAATGACGTGTTTAGATATGTACCATTAAATGGTGATATTGCTGGTTTGGCTGCAAGAACAGACTTAATCGCAGACTCATGGTTCTCACCTGCTGGTTTCAACAGAGGAGTAATTAGAGGTGCTGTTAAGTTAGCATACAACCCATCAAAAACACAAAGAGATGAGTTATACAGAGCTAGAATAAATCCAGTTGTTACTTTACCAGGACAGGGAACTGTTCTATTTGGTGACAAAACAGGTTTATCTACTCCAAGTGCGTTTGATAGAATAAACGTTAGAAGATTGTTTATCACTTTAGAAAAAGCAATCTCTACGGCTTCTAAATTTCAATTGTTTGAGTTCAATGATGAGTTCACAAGAGCACAATTTAGAAATATCGTAGAACCATTCCTAAGAGATGTACAAGGTAGAAGAGGTGTAACAGACTTTTTAGTAGTTTGTGATACATCAAATAATACTGGTGATGTCATTGATAGAAATGAGTTTAGAGCGGATATATTCGTTAAACCTAACAGATCAATTAACTTTATACAACTACAATTCGTTGCGACAAGAACAGGTGTTGCATTTGAAGAAGTAGTAGGAGCGTAGGAGGAAAACATGCCAAATATAAATGACTTTAAAGCTAAGTTAAGAGGCGGCGGCGCTCGTGCTAACCAATTCAGAGTAACAATGCCTTTCCCTGGATATGCTGCTGTGGGTGGGGAGACTGAAACTATGTCTTTTTTAACTACATCAACATCTTTACCAGGTATGACAGTAACGGAAGTTGCTATTCCATTTAGAGGTAGGGAGTTATATGTTGCAGGTGATAGAACATTTGCTACATGGACAACTACTATTTTAAATGATACTAACTTCTTAATTCGTAACGCATACGAAAGATGGTTAAATGGTATCAACAATATGTCAGATAACGAAGGATTAACAAATCCAGTAGATTATCAAGTTGACGCTTTTGTTGATCAGTTAGACCGAAATGGTAATGTGATTAAATCATATACGTTTAGAGGAATGTTTCCAACAACTTTAGACGACATTGCGTTATCTTATAGTGACAATAATACGGTAGAATCGTTTACTGCCACTCATAGATACCAATACTTTGAAACAAATACTACTACTTAATACTCTTATAAGTATTAATAGTAATAGGAGAAATTAAATTATGGCTGAACTGTTTGGGTTTAAGATAGAGCGTTTAAAAGAACCCTCTACCGATCCAAGACAAAATATAGTTCCACCTCAAGCGGAAGACGGTACACAAACCGTCCCCGCTGGTGGGTTTTTTGCGTCTTATGGAGGTTTCGATGCTACGGCACGAAACGAATTAGATTTAATAAGAAGATATAGAGAAGTTGCATTGCATCCAGAGTGTGATCTTGCAATAGAAGATATAGTATCTGAAGCAATTGTATCAAATGAAAATCAACAATCTGTACAATTGGATTTAAGTAAAATAGATTATTCAGATTCTATTAAAAAAAGAATTAGAGAGTCTTTTTCTGAAGTGTTAAAGTTATTAAACTTTGACATTAAAGGCCACGACATCTTTAGAAGATGGTATGTGGATGGCAGATTATACTATCATAAAATTATTGATAAAGACTCACCAAGACTAGGAATTACTGAAGTAAGATATATTGATCCTAGAAAAATCAAAAAAATAAGAGAAGTTAGAAAACAAAGAACAGATGGAATGCCATCTTCATTTGCTTTTGAAAACAAATTCCAAGAGTATTACATTTTTAATGAAAGAGGTATACATCCAACTGCTACATCTAACGCAGGTGGATTAAGAATAGCAACAGATGCTATTGCATATTGTCCATCAGGTCTGATAGATCAAACACAAAATCAAGTACTATCATATTTACACAAAGCAATTAAACCAGTAAATCAATTAAGAATGATTGAAGACGCTGTTGTTATTTACAGAATTGCTAGAGCACCTGAAAGAAGAATATTCTATATTGATGTAGGTAACTTACCTAAAATCAAGGCCGAACAATATTTGAGAGATGTTATGGCTAGATATAGAAATAAACTTGTATATGACGCAAGTACAGGTGAAATTAAAGATGATAGAAATCAAATGAGTATGTTAGAAGACTTTTGGTTACCTCGTAGAGAAGGTGGGAGGGGTACTGAAATTACTACATTGCCTGGTGGTCAAAACTTAGGTGAGATACAAGATATAGAATACTTCCAAAAGAAACTATATCGTTCTCTTAATATACCTATTAGTAGATTAGAAGGTGGTCAAGGATTTAATCTTGGTCGAGCTGCAGAAATTAGTAGAGATGAAGTTAAGTTTACTAAATTTGTAGGTCGTTTAAGAAAGAAATTCTGTATGTTATTCCATGATCTTTTAAAAACTCAATTAATTTTAAAAGGTATCATTGCACCAGAAGAATGGGATATGATGATGGGAGACATTACATATACTTTCTTACAAGATGGATACTTTGCTGAATTAAAACACAGCGAAATGATGAGAGAAAGAGTACAACTAGCACAACAGTTAGAAGGTTATGTTGGTAAGTATTTCTCTAACGAATATATAAGAACCAAAATATTAAAACAAAATGAACAAGAACAAGAAGAAATCGACAAACAAATTGAAGAAGAAGGTGCTGAAACTCAGCCCGAAGAAACACCAACCATTACGCCTAACCAAGAAACGAATGGTAGTGAAAAAGAAAAATCAACATTAGGAGATAAATAATGAGTAGAGAAAATATTAATAAATTTGTTAATTCATTACAGACAGGTGACAATACTCAAGCAGGAGAAGATTTAAAAAATGCTCTTGCTGATAAAGTTAGTTCTGCCTTAGATGATGCTAAAACTGATGTGGCGAGATCAATGTTTACAGGACAAGTAGGTGCTGATGCACCAGAAGCTAATCCTTTTTCTGGTAATGACGTTGAAGCTGAAACTCCTGCACCAGAGGTAGCAAGTAATGAAGTGGCTCAGTAAATTTATATCAGATAATATTACTGAAGCAAACGATTACAAACGTACTCGACAATACAATAAACTTACGCCTAAAATGAAGCGTGCTGTAGATATGGTTTTTAGAGCTGCAG